ACAGTACCACCCCATAAACCTAGTCCCCAACCAGCAGCTGATTCTTCAACTGCAGGTCCAATTGAATAAAAATGTTGTACTCTTATTCCACCAGAAGTACTAGCTCCTGATCCAGATTCAACGGATCCCATTTCAATTGTAAGTGTTGTAGCAGTTGGAACCGTTGTGACCATGAAATTGACGTCATCAAAATCACTAGAACCAAAATCAGAATCAGTGATAGTAGAAAAATTATCCAAACGAATAATGTCATATTTTGTAATGTTGTGATCCGATGCAAAAGTAAGTGTAACCGTTGCATCGCTTTGTGTTGTTGTAAATGCATTTGTTAATGTTGTTGTAGCTTTGATAGGAGTAATGTCATAAAATGCTCCGCCAGAATATATATATAAAAATCTGTTTGTACCTAATGCAGCGTACTTAATACCGCTGGCATTGACGAAATGATGAAGAGCTGTATTTCTTCCTGTAAGAGTATTATCTCCAAGTTGAGCCCAACCCCCTATTTTTTCAGGTGTAGCATATCTAAAACGAACATAGTCACCACCAATCCATTGGCCTTCGCCTCCGGTTGCTGTAACTTGTTTATTGAAGCCTGGTTGAATATTAATCTTTTGTAGCATAAAAAATCCTAATAATAAGGCAGGAGACATTCTGTGGTGGAGATATCTCCCGCCATATTATTATATACAATATTACTTAGGTAATTTAAAGCCTTTATACCAAGCAGGCAAGCCTAAAAATGGTCTTTTATCGTATTGATTTTCTTTAGCTGTTTTCTTTTTAGCATCATTATAATGCAGGAATACTTGAGCACAATCTTTACCTTTAAACTCTTCTCTCCAATGCTCTAATTCACAACCAGAATATATAAGCATATCTCCTGGTTCTAGTATAACTTTAACACCAGCTTGACCTTTATTACCTGTCGGATCTAAATAAATAGGCCATTCATCCCCTCCTAGATTTAAAGTAGTTGATATCTCACATGAGTATCTATCTTTGTGTCTAACTAAAACATCACCTTTTTTGTAGATTCTTGCATAAGAATATGTTTCACTTAACTTTAACCCTGTATGTTTTTCCATTACAGGTTTTACTTTTTGTAGTAAGGTTTCCATTAACACATCTCCGTAGTGAGAATAAGTATTCGGCACTTGTTCATCAGTCCATACTCCCCAGTACTCTGTAAAAGGTGATATATATTTTTGATCAAACAAAAATCTTGCTACTTTTCTTTTATTCAAAAAATAAGAAAAAGCAAAATCTGCTATTTCTTTAGATATAACTCCTTTTAAAACACTATATTTATTTTTTTGGAACGCCGATTTTTTTAATGACATTTTTTCCTTTCAATTGCATTTTAGATTTTATAAAATTATCTATAAAATTTGGTTTATTTTTTAAAGTACTTGTTTCTAATACAGTTTTAATAACTGCTTTTTTCATTTCTTCATTAACTTTTGACATTTAACGTACTCCTAGGTACGGCTTGACAGTTCCAATGAATAAATCTAAATGGTTCATAACCCATATCTACTATATATTGATGAGGCATGTAAGAGGGAAAAAACATTATACTACCTGGTATAACTTTATAATTAATCTGATGGCTAGCATAAGTTACTTTTGTTTTATCTTTTTCTGGTAAAAGATTCATCAGATTACCAGCTCTTGGATCCTCAAATATTGGTAAGGATGTTTTTTCACTAGCTTTTAAAAAATAAAACCCAGATATATGACCATTCCAGTGGGTATGCAAGGTATGATGACCTCCGCCATTTTTAGCAAACTCTTGTACCCACATTTCTGTAATAAATACTTGATAATTAGTTAAATCAAACCCCATTTCACCTAATAGATTATAGGTTGTTGCTCCTATATAATTTTGTAATTCTAAAAAATCAGGATCACCAAGCAAAGTTGTTGAATGAAATACATGTCCCATGTCTCCTTTATTTCCATACGTTTTATTTCTTTTAGCTATTTCTTTTTCTAAAGTTTTTTTAGATTGTTTTATATATTTATCAGATGCCTTATTTAAATCATCTACAAACACTGGTTCATTAGCAAGCCATATAGGGCATTTAAAAATATCTTCTCTATTTAAGTTTTTAGGAAAAGACTTAGCACTTCCACATGAAATTTTATCAAAGTCTTTTTTTGGTTTTTTAACTTTCTTTTTTTTCATACCACTTCTATTTAAAAGGCCATCCTAAATTCCAAATGACCAAACTATATCTAGATCCTTTTTTAACGGGGCATACTCTATGCCAAACAAATCCAGGAAATACCACTAAAGATCCTTTAGGAAGTATATCTTTACATTTAATCACATTTCTTTTTTTATCTGGATCTAAATTTCTAAAATCAAATTCTAATTCACCCCCTGTATAATCTTTTCCACCTTCTGATAAAGAAACGGTTACCGATAGTTTTCTAATTTTACCATGCGAGTTAGGCTCTTGTGGTTTATGATAAGGTTTATCCCAACTATCAGAATGCCAATCATAATATTGACCTTTATTATATTTTGTAAATTGACAAGACTCAGAAAAATCCCATTGATAATTCCATCCAGCATTACAATTTGCTTGATGTATATAAGGGTGAATTTCTTTATATATCCAACGATCATTCATCCAAACAACATCTGAATCTCTTTTCTTTTTCATGTCCTTAAGTTGTTTTTGATTTAATGGTCTATTACCATATCCGCCAGTTACAGCCATTCGGTCTTGTAGAGATTTTCCATAACGGACAATATCATCACAAACCCTTTCAGGGACAGCTGATTTAAAATACCAATAATAATTAGTTAAGTTCATATTCTTTCTTGTACCACAAAAAATAATCTATATTATTTTTAACTTACAGTCAATGTTCCAGAAACTTTAAATACTGCTACTTTTTCTCCACCTGGATGTGCCGCAGTTAAATTTGTACATGGTGCTACAGCCAATGTAGCTGCACTTGGAAATCTGACTACTACAACACCAGATCCTCCTGCGCCTCCACCTGGTGAACCATCACCACCGCCACCACCGCCACCACCAGTATTGGCCGTTCCAGCACCACCTGCTCCAGCATTGGGTCTTCCTGCTCCACCTGCTCCACCACCTCCTGGTCCAGCACCACCACCACATCCATTAGATAAACCACCACCTCCACCGCCACCACCAGCGAATGCAGTTGTTGGAAAAGGTGTTGCACAACAATCAATTAAATTAGGTGCTCCTGCTCCACCAGCTCCACCATGAGATGGACCAGGAGTATCTGCTCCAGCTGCAGTAGCTCCACCGCCACCACCTTGTCCTCTTTGTGGACCATGAGATGGATTACCATCACCACCATCATTTCCTTGTGGGGGATCAGTTGGGGGAGTATTACCAGAACCTCCATCGGTTGCTCCAGTTCTACCTCCACCTCCACCACCAGATCCACCATCGCCACCACCATAGTTGTCATCTTGACCACCTAGACCACCACCTGTTGATGTTATACATAAAGCAACTGAATTACTTCCAGCAGTTGCGGGTTCCGTGCCAGGTTGTGCTCCACCAGCACCAATTGTAATTGGATGATCTCCTGCAGCAACTGTTATTGAACAACCTCTAAGTGGACTTGGACCATAACCAGTAGCTCTATAACCACCAGCTCCACCTCCACCACCAGCGTTGTATGAACCAGCTCCACCACCAGCTACTACTAAATAATTTACTCCTGTATATTGTATAAATCTTGGCCATGTAGAAACTCCACATGCTCCTGCTGTTAATGAACTAAAATGAGTTTTTAAATTCCATACACCACTTGCTTTACTTAATTCTTTTACAATAACTATTCCTGAACCACCTGCGCCACCATTTTGAGGACCTGAATTAGTTCCACCTCCACCACCGCCACCAGTATTAGCCGATCCTGTACCTCCTGCAGCACCTGGAGTGTTAGTGCCAGCTGCACCGCCACCAGGACCACCTGTTCCTGCTGTATTAGGACCGTTTGTTCCACCACCGCCACCACCAGCGTATGTTACAGAACATCCTGAAATACTATTAGCTGTTCCTGCTCCTCCATTACCAGCAGTGCCTGGACTAGCAGCATTAGCTCCAACGGCTGATGCTCCACCTCCACCGCCACCTTTACAAGGAGCAGAAGTTCCACCATCATTTCCTTGAGGAGGAACTGTTGGAGGAGTATTACCACATCCTCTTGCAACACAACAAGTACCAGCGCCACCACCAGATCCACCATCTCCACCACATCCTCCTGGTCGTCCGGCTCCGCCACCACCACCTGCGGATGTTATACATCCGAAAACTGAATTTGTTCCTTCTGCACCTTTATTTGAAGTTCCGCCTGCACCACCGCCACCAACTGTTATTGTATAGGGTGTACTTCCACATACTGTAAGTGTGCTAGCTCTATGACCTCCGGCTCCTCCACCGCCTCCCATACTTCTACCACCGCCACCACCTCCTGCCACAACAAGATAATCTACTGATCTTGTTCCAGCGCCTGTAGTGACTGTAGTTGAACCAGTGGAAGTTGTAGATGTAACTGTGCATTTACCAAAAGAAGATACATTCTTTTTACCAATTATACCGCCGTTAGTTCTAGCCATAGAGTACCCTTACACGGATACCCATTGAGTATTATCCGCGTCCCATCTGTGATTTGAATTATCTGATCTTTTAGTTCCCAACCATCTTAAATTATCTTCATCCCACGTTATTAAATACGCTGATTGATCACCGTTAGGATAAGTAACTGGTGCTTGCCAATCATCACTACCATCTAGTGACCATGAATCATAGGGTTGTGGGACTAAAAATTTGTTTTTTGAAGGGTTATATACATAACCTTTTCCTGCATATTGTTTTCTAAATTTATTATTATAAGAAGTTTGTTTCCATGTTCCACCACCAAAAAAATTTATACACCATGCTTCACCATCAGCATGCATATCATTTTCTAACAATGTTGTGCCATTTGCTGATATATCATTTCCTACAACTATCACTCTTTTAACAACTAAATGAGTATCTGATGTAAAACCTGTTGGGTCTGTTTTTGATTCTAATTCTGCAAAATGTGCCATAATTTTTCCTTATAAATTAATTTTAACTTGTAGTCAATTATGATTAATTGCTCCAAGTTCCTGCTTTAACATTATCATACACTTCATTCAAAGTCCATAAACCAGGAGCTTTACCAAATTGTGATGCTGTAACTTCGTTAATAATAACAATTCCTGATCCACCAGCTCCACTAGCTCCCGATCCATCACTGTTTGATCCACCGCCACCGCCGCCTCTATTTGCAGTACCAGCTGTTCCTGTCCCTGCAACACCAGCACCTGCACCGCCACCACCAGCTCCACCTGCACCAGTAGTGCATTGTCCAGCACCGCCACCACCGCCAGCGTAAGATACATCTGATCCTGAAATTGTATTTGGTGCTCCAGCACCTCCTGCACCACCAACTGAATATGGTGTTGGACCAGCTGTAGGATTATCTGAGCCTGCTACCGTAGCACCTCCACCACCACCAGAATTATTATTACCATTACCACCATCAGTTCCTTCAGCAGGATCAAAAGATCCAGCATTACCACTACCTACTGGTCCTCCTCCACCACCTGATCCACCATCTCTTCCAGCAGTAGTACCTGCACCTTGACCACCACCGCCGCCACCACCACCAGAGGCTGTTATTTTATCAGTTCCTTCTGTTCCAGGTGCATTAAAACTTGAATCACTTCCATCAGCACCTTGAGAATTGGTACAACTTTTACCGCTACCACCAGCTCCAACTACGACAGCGTAAGGGGTCGAAGCACAAACTGTTAGTCTAGTTGCTCTTAATGGTGAAGGTCCATAACCAGAAGCACGATAGCCTCCAGCTCCTCCACCAGCTCCCATATTTCCTGAAACACCACCTCCTCCTCCACCAGCAACAACCATAAAATCTATAAGTCTAACTGTTGAGGGAGTTGTGTAAGTTCCTGTTGATGTTTTAGATGTTATAGCAGGTGACGCTGCCACTGAACATGTAATGCATGCAGTTTGTATTGGTCCTATAATTCCGCCATTTGCCATAGCCTATAAAACCTCCTAGTCGGTTATTAATTCGTATGATACAAAATAAGTTAAATCACTGTTAGCACTTGCTGTAAAATATAACAAATCTGTTTCATCTAAATAAATTGGAGTTTCTAAAAAACTTAATGTTGCATCTGCTGGAACAGAAATTGTACTTGCAATAGCTACAAAATTAGATCCATTATCTATACTAACTTCTATTGTTACATCAGCTGCATTTGATCCGTCAATGTTACAAACAAGTATTGTATTTACTTTTGCTACTTTCTCCGCTGCTACATCGATTGCAGCTGCTCGTGAAGTAGTAATTGCTGCCGCAGCATTAACTGCATTAATTGTTGCTACGCTTACTATATTTGGTGTTGCCATATTGTCTCCTTTTTATCCGAAAACTATTGCCATTGCAATAGCTTTTCCTGTTGATGCCGCTGCATCTAGTTGTGTTTGAATTGCTGATGTTACACCATCACAATAATTCAATTCTGCCGCAGTAGCAGTTATATTTGTGCCTGCGAGTGAAAAAGTTCCACTTATATCACAAGTACCATTAATATCTATAGCCGTAGCCGTTAAATCTATTTCATCTGTTGCACCAAGCCCTAATATAGCGTTGCTAACTCCATATATAAATTGACTAGTATCATTAAAGCAAATTTTGTTTGTAGAGTTTAAAGTTAAACCTGTTCC